AAGAAAATTACTACAACACTTATGTTTGCTCTCTGCAAGACATTGTAAGTGAAATGCATGGTGACACAATTATCAGAGCAGTTTTTACAGCTTCTCAAACTTTTTCTCCAAGAATTACAGATGGAGTGATTGTAGATGATGATGACAATCATTGGGATATTCCTGTCAATATGGTAACTCATTATGATCCTGACAGCCTAAATCCACATGAGATTGAATTTTTTCTTTGGGACAATAGAATATATTCTTGTTTTATTTCGCCATTTAAACTCAAAAGAAGACTTATTGACAGTGAACCCCTTCCAGAAATATCAATGAGTGTGCCCACACATCCTAACTATTTTAATAAGTATCTAGACAAATGGATGATATATCTTCAATGTTATCCAGAAATGTCAGAGATACTATTCAAGATACCTTCACTCAACCGTGAAGCTAGAGCAAAAGACATTCGTATTATGAAATTTACAGAATCTTTAAAACAGAAATATCCAGATCAAAAAAAATGTTTTGCTAAAAAACCAGATGGTCAATATTTTACGAGGCAAGATTTATTAAATTATGAGGAATACTTTGATGTTTCATAATGATTGGATTACATATGATTATGAGGATTTAACTATTAATGAATATCCCAACAAAGATTTTATTCCTACTACGTTTCAAGATGCGTTAATCAGGCAAGCTAAAGCTATATACAATGATGTTGATCCAACAGTATTTTTATCTGGGGGAATAGATTCTCAAGCAATTGCTCTTGGATTTATCTTGGCAAATCTTGATGTTGAGTATGTCTATATTCGCCCAAGTTATTGTGGCCATTACAATGAATTAGATTATTTCTTTGCCACACAGTTCTGCAATAAACACAACATCGATTTAAAAGTCATTGACCTTGAATTTAATCAAGATAGTCTTAGAGATTTTCTATTAGAACATAATTATTTTGACACTGGAACTGGATCAGGTACAATATTTTTATTAGAGGGAATCAAAAGACATAAGGGTGGTACACCAATTACCGCTGATGGCCATTTTGTTTTTGAGAGAGATGGAGATATATGCAGAGGAGTGTTTAAGAAGCCGGGTTTAACATTAAGTCAGGGCATTCGTGTTGAGGAACAAATTTTATTTGATTTGTATTACAATTACATATTTCAATATTATGAGCATATGCACAGAACAACTCCAGAAATTCAATATCTCACTAAAATGGAATCAAAAAACTTGATATACACTCAACTGGGGTTACCATTTAGACCCAAGTTGTCTGGATGGGAATTTTTAGATGAAGAGGGCAACTATCCAAGTTTATCTGTCATTGATTGGTCGAATGATCACAGTTGGATGGCAAGATTGACTAGGGGTGTAAATGTCATGGTGGATAAACTAGGAGTGCCCGAAGAGTTCATTGAACATAAATTAAATAATCAAAGAAGTGACTCGTCTAGATTTGTAACCCTATATGAGTTTCAAACTAAATACTAGTATGGCTGATCAAAATCAATATCTGGGTAATCCCAATCTCAAGAAAGCAAATACTGCTGTTGAGTTTACGAAAGATGATATCAAAGAATATCATAAATGTGCCCAAGACCCTCTTTATTTCATAGAAAATTATGTGCAGATTGTCTCACTGGATGAGGGTCTTGTTCCCTTTAAAATGTATAATTTCCAAAGAGGTATGGTTGACACTATGCATGATAACAGATTTAGTATCTTTAAACTACCAAGACAATCTGGAAAATCTACTACGATCATCAGTTACCTTCTACATTATGTTTTATTCAACCCAAATGTAAATGTTGCTATCCTTGCCAACAAATCAACAACTGCAAGAGATATTTTGGGTAGATTACAACTTGCATATGAAAATCTTCCAAAATGGATGCAGCAAGGGGTTATTTCATGGAATAAGGGAAACATTGAACTTGAGAATGGAAGTAAAATTATTGCTTCAGCTACATCATCAAGCGCAGTTAGAGGTGGATCATATAATGTTATTTTCTTAGATGAGTTTGCATTTGTTCCTTCTAATGTTGCAGAACAATTCTTTGCTTCTGTCTATCCTACTATCACGTCTGGTCAAAAAACAAAAGTTATTATTGTTTCAACACCTCATGGTATGAATATGTTCTACAGATTGTGGGTTGATGCCATAGAAAAGAGGAGCCAGTTTGTTGCTACAGATGTTCATTGGAGTGAAGTTCCCGGCAGAGATGAAAAATGGAAAGAAGAAACTATACGAAATACATCGGCGGCTCAATTTAATTCAGAGTTTGAATGTGAGTTTTTAGGGTCTATTGATACTTTAATTAGCTCAACGAAACTCAAGTCTTTGGCATACAGAACTCCGTTGCAGTCACATTCTAAATTAGATATTTACAAAAAACCAGAAGAAGGTCACACATATATGCTAACTGCTGATGTTTCAAGAGGAACATCAAATGATTATTCTGCATTTATAGTGTTTGATGTTACAGAAGTTCCATATAAAATTGTTGCAAAGTTTAGAGACAATGAAATTAAACCACTCATATTTCCCGGCAAAATTTATGATGTTGCAAGAGCTTATAATCAATCGTATGTAATGATTGAAGTGAATGACATAGGAGAACAGGTTGCAACTACTTTACAGTTTGATTTGGAGTATGACAACCTAATCATGGCTTCCATGCGTGGGCGAGCGGGCCAAGTCCTTGGAGCGGGTTTCTCAGGGGGTCGAGCGCAGTTGGGGGTAAGAACGACTAAAGCTGTGAAGAAGATTGGATGTTCAAATCTCAAACAATTGATTGAGGACAATAAACTTATTATCGAAGATTATGATTGCATCAACGAATTATCTACATTTATTGTTAAAGGATCATCACATACAGCTGATGATGGGTGCAATGATGATTTGGTTGCGTGTATGTTTATGTTTGCATGGGCAACCGATCAAACATACTTCAAAGAACTGACAGATAGTGATGTTAGAAATATTATGATGAGAGAACAACAAGAAGCACTAGAACAAGATATGGCACCATTTGGATTTATTGTAACTGGATTAGAGGATGAAAATATAGGTCAGATGGTAGATGAATATGGAACTAAGTGGTCGCCGATTGTTCGTCAAGACTATAATACAGATTGGTAACTATATGAATTCTATCAAATCGTTATCAACTTTGATAAAACAATTTGAACACAGAATTTTTGATTCGCTTATTAGGTGAAATATTTCCTTTCTGCTTTCGTTATTCGTACCCACTCGTTTTGTTAGTTTGCGAATTTGTGAATCGTGTGGGTGAAACTTTAGACAGATTGTTTCACTTTCACCACAATGCATACAAGATTGTTCTGCCAAAAAATCATTCAATAGAACAATTCTCTTTTGGTAATTTCTACGAGCAACCTTTTTGATTGTCTCTTTGTATTTTTCATAGTGTTCATTCATGATTTTATTTATAAGTTATAACACTTATAAAAGTGGTGTTTTAGAAAACTGATTATTATAAATATTCTCAAATAACATAGACTTCAGTTTGTTCGTTTTGGAGTCTGATATAGGAGTAAAGACATGAGTTTCCTTGTATCTCCCGGCGTTCACGTTAGAGAAATTGATCTAACAGGTATCGTTCCCGCAGTTCCAACAACAATTGGTGCTATTGCTGGCGCATTTCAAAAAGGTCCAGTTGGTTCTATTGTAAGATTGGGCAGCGAGGAAGAAATGGTAAAGATTTTTGGTGAGCCACAAAATTCTGGCAACCAATTTGAAACTTTTTTTACCGCTGCAAACTTCCTCCAATATTCAGATCAGCTGAGTATTGTTCGTTGTGAATCTGGTGTTACAAATGCCATTGCATCTGGATCATCTTTCATCATTAGGGATGATGACCATTACGAAGCTTCTTTTGCTGATGGACAAGGTTCAGTCGGTGAGTGGGCTGCAAGAACTGCTGGTGCATGGGGAAATTCAATTGGTGTTTCCGTCTGTGCATCTGCAACTGCTTATGAGGAAATTGCTAAGACAACAACAAGTGCAACAGAAGCAAAAGGTCAGACAGTTATTAGTCTTACATCTGCTGCTGGTTTCAATGTTCATGACATTGTTAACTTTGGTGAGACACTAGGATTTGAATATCAAGTTACAGCTGTTGACACTGGTGCAGCTACAATTACAGTTCAACTGAAAGATGATCCTGTTGCTGCTGGATTGCAATCTGAAATCGCTTCTGGAACAAGTGTTCGTCGCCGCTGGAGATTTTATGACTTATTTGATGCTGCTCCCGGCACATCAGATTTTGCAACTCAAAATCAAAGAGGTACTGATGATGAAATGCACATCGTGGTTTTTGATTTTCTTGGAGAGATATCTGGTTTCTCTGTTACCGCAAATGGAAATAGAACCAATGCAGTTCTAGAAACTTATCCAAATCTATCTAAAAACTCAGTTGGTAGATCACCACAGGGTGATAGCACATACTATGCTGATAAAATCTTTAGGTCTTCCAGTTTTGTTTATTGGATGGATCATAACTCTGCCGGTTTCAACTGGGGAACAGACTTTGATGGTCAAGAGACATTCATTGTCATGGAAGATGGTGGAACAGATGGCGCAGGAACAGATGCTGGTGACAACATCATCTTAGATGGAACTGATGGAGGTTCTGCTAATGTTGGTGATAAGGTTCAAGGTGAAACAGGTGCAACTGCATATGCTGCGCTTGATACACCAACAAATACAATTCTAAAAAATGGCACAGATGATTATGCTGTAACTGCTGGTGAACTTCAAATCGGTTATGATGAATTCAAAGATGTAGAAACAGTTGATGTAAACCTTATTCTTGGTGGAAAGGGTGGTGGAGATGGTAATACTGCATCCACACAAGATACACACGTAACCATGTTGACTGCACTAGTAGAAGACAGAAGAGATTGTGTTGCGTTTGTTTCTCCATATAGAGCAGCAACTGTGGGTGTTTCAAGTTCAAATACAGCTACAGAAAATGTTGTTGATGCTTTCAATCTTTGCCCATCATCTTCATATGTTGTATTCGATAGTGGATACAAATACATGTATGACAAGTATAATGATGTATATCGTTTCGTTCCAATGAACGGTGATACAGCGGGTCTTTGTGCTTACACAGATAATGTTGCTGATCCTTGGTTCTCACCAGCTGGTCTTAATCGTGGTAATGTGAGGGGTGCTATTAAACTCTCATATTCGCCAAAGAAATCTGAAAGAGATCAACTTTATAGAGCAAGAGTTAATCCTGTTGTAGATTTCCCCGGCCAAGGTGTTGTTCTGTTCGGTGATAAAACTGCACTTTCCAAACCAAGCGCATTTGATAGAATTAACGTAAGACGGTTGTTCTTGGTTCTAGAGAAGGCAATTGCCACTGCTGCAAAATTCCAACTCTTTGAGTTCAACGATGAATTTACAAGAGCATCATTCAGAAACTTAGTCGAGCCTTTCTTGAGAGATGTTCAAGGTCGTAGAGGTATCTTTGACTTTAAGGTTGTTGCTGATGATACGAATAACACTGGTGAAGTTATAGATAGGAATGAATTTATTGGTGATATCTATATCAAACCAGCAAGATCAATTAACTTTATCACACTTAATTTCGTAGCAGTTCGCACTGGTGTGGAATTTGAAGAAGTAGTTGGTAAATTTTAAGTTTAGGGAGTAGCTTCACATGGCACAGATAGACGATTTTAAAGCTCAATTAATTGGTGGCGGCGCAAGGGCAAACCAATTTAGAGTTACAATTACTCCACCATCCGGTATTGCTACAGGATTAGATGTTCGTAGGGCATCATTCTTGTGTCGAGCATCATCATTACCAGCTTTCAATCTTCCAGCAATTCCAATTCCCTTTCGTGGTAGGAATATTTACGTTGCTGGTGATCGAACTTTTGATGATCCTTGGACAACAACATTTTTGAATGATACTGATTTTGGTCTTAGAAATTCACTGGAGTTATGGTCAAACGGTATTAATGATCTTGCTGAAGGAACTGGTGTTACAGCTGCTGCTGACTATCAAACAGACTTAACAGTGCAACAACTGGATAGAGATGATACAGTTTTGAAAACATACATTTTCAGAAGTGCATGGCCTACAGATATTACATCAATTGCACTTGATGCTGGCACGGCTGACGCAATTGAACAATTTGATTGTACATGGAGATATCAACACTTTGAAGCTTCTTCTGTGAACTTCTAATATCAAACCTACTAAATATAACAATTAGTAGGAGTCATTATGGCAGAACTTTTTGGATATAAAATAAGCAAATCTAAAGAGGAGGGTGGTACATCTTTTACCGCCCCAACCTCTGATGATGGCGCAGTAGATATAGCTGGTGGTGGTTTTTTTAGTTCTTATCTGAATACAGATGGAAAAGAAAAAACTGATATAGACTTAATTCGTCGTTATAGAGATATTGCTCAACAGTCCGAATGTGATACTGCCATCGAAGATATCATAAATGAAGGCATTGTTGCGAATGAAAGAGATATCTCTGTTCAAATTGTTTTAGATAACATTCCGTATTCAAGCAAAATCAAAAAAACAATCACAGACGAATTTGATGAAGTCTTACGTCTTCTTAAATTTGAAGAAAAAGGTCATGACCTTTTCCGTAGGTGGTATGTTGATGGTCGTATTTATTTTCATAAAATCATTGATCAAAAATCACCAAGAAAAGGCATAACTGAAGTTAGATATATTGATGCCACTAAAATCAAAAAAGTAAGAAAGGTCGAAAAAGAGAAAGACCACAAAACTGGTGTTGATAAAATTAAAAAGGTTCACGAGTTCTTTCTTTACAATGAGAAAGGATTGGGCTCAACAGGTGCTAGTCAAGGAATTCAAATTCATCCAGACGCTATCACTTATGTTCCCTCTGGTGTGATTGATGGTAATGGTGGTCGAGTGCTATCATATCTTCATAAAGCAATCAAACCTGTAAACCAATTGAGAATGGTTGAGGACTCTCTGGTAATCTATCGTATATCAAGGGCACCAGAAAGAAGAATATTTTACATTGATGTTGGTAATCTACCAAAGGTAAAAGCAGAACAATATCTCAAAGATGTTATGAATCGTTATCGTAACAAGTTGGTGTACGATGCATCAACTGGTGAGATTCGTGACGATAGAAATCATATGAGTATGTTGGAAGATTTCTGGCTCCCACGGCGAGAAGGTGGTAGAGGCACAGAAATTACAACGCTGCCCGGTGGACAAAATCTGGGTGAGATTGAAGATATCGTTTACTTTCAAAGAAAATTGTTTAGGTCATTGAATGTTCCTATTTCAAGATTAGAAGCAGAGTCTCAATTCACTCTTGGTCGTTCAACAGAGATTACCCGTGATGAACTCAAGTTTACAAAGTTTGTTCAGAGGATACGAAAAAAGTTCGTTCCACTATTTACTGACATTTTGAAAACACAACTGTTGTTGAAAGGTATTATATCTCCTGACGATTGGCCTAATATACAAGAACACATCCAGTACGACTTCTTAGCTGACGGTCATTTCGCAGAGTTGAAGGAAGCAGAACTTCTCAATGACAGAATTAATACTCTGAATCAAGTAGAAGCATATGTCGGCACCTTCTTTAGTAAACAATGGGTGCAAAAGAATGTTTTACGGTTGACTGATCTTGAGATTGAAGAAATGCAGAAACAGATAAATAAAGAGGCTGATATGGACCCAGAAGATGGTGGTATCAATCTTCCTGACGCACATGGTGGTATTAGAAGAGATGATACTGCAATGGGTAAGGTTGGAGAACCGGGCCCTCCAGAAGATAGTACAGTATACAATCCACAGGAGCAACCTCCAGAAGAAGAACCAGAACAAGAGCCAGAGGTATAGAAAATGAGTAGAGAATTTGTAGACGCAATTGAAAACGGTGATAATTTATCAGCTGAATCTGAATTTTCAGATATTATGATGAGTAAAGTTGGTAACTCATTAGAAACTAATAGACAAGAATTAGCTAATTCTTTTGTCAATAGTAAGGTTGATGATGTTAAAGAATCTTGATGAAGTTTATCAAACCACAGTTTTTGAGAAAGATGAACACAAAACATCACAGGAATACAAGAAATTGTCTCCTAAGATGCGAAAAGCTGTCGATTCTATCTTCAAAATCATGGATGCTAAACCTTCAGATTTCCTAAATACTTTTGAGAAAACTATAAGAGAAGTGTCTAAAAAGTTTGGTGTTACTGAGAAAGAACTTATGGGATACTTTGAAAAAGAAATGTTAGCAACATAGGAGTAGGGCATGTCATTTAAAACATTAAGAGTTGCTGGAACAGTCACCGCTGCACAGACAGCAGATGACGCAGCACATGAAGCCATTCTTGGCAAATTATCCCCAGCTTCTTCATATAGAGTAACAGAGTTTGCTGGTCAAGATGCTCTCTTTCTTATTTCAGATGATTATCCTGTAGCATCTTCTTCAAATGCATTTTATTTAAAAGCAGGAACTACAACAACAGTAGTTCCTGATGTAGAACGGGCACTACGATTTGCTTCTGGAGTTCCTATTGCACAAAATAGTGAAACTGACACAAATGCTAATGCAATTCTGTTAGAAAGTGGAACAGTAGATTCTCCTGGCTTTCTTCTCTACGATAGAGCCGAAACTGAATTCCGTATTTCAGTGATCAATGAAACTGCTAGTAGTGATTGCGCTGTTTACGTTGAAGAAGTTGCACAAGGACACCCAGGCGCATGAATATAAAACTAATTTCAGAATCAATTCAAGATGTGGAATACATCTGTGAAGAAAAAGAAAACGGTAAAAAAGACTACAAAATTCGTGGCGTCTTTATGCAGGGCGATATTAAGAACCGTAATGGTCGTATCTATCCTAAAGATGTGTTGATGAAAGAAGTTGCTAACTATAACAAGAAATTTGTTGACGAGAACAGGGCATTTGGTGAGTTAGGTCATCCAGACGGTCCTACAGTCAACCTTGAAAGAGTCTCTCACCTAGTTACATCATTAAAACCAGATGGTAGTGATGTTCTTGGTGAGGCTCGTATTTTAGAAACACCTATGGGTAAAATCGTCAAAACTTTGATGGACGAGGGAACAAAATTAGGTGTTTCATCTAGAGGCATGGGAAGCTTGGACGAAAGAGGTGGTGCCAAGTATGTGAGAGATGATTTTTACCTTGCAGCAGCTGCTGATATTGTTGCAGACCCTTCCGCTCCAAACGCTTTTGTAGAAGGTGTTATGGAGGGGAAAGAGTGGGTTTGGAATAACGGTTCGTTAATTGAAGCACATGTTGCAGAAGTGAAAAAGAGATTTGATGTTAAAAAGCGTCAAAGGCAAGCGAATATGGAAGCATTAGAGTTTGCTAAATTCCTCAAGAAATTATAATTTATAAATATTATTTAACAAAAGGAGACTTCCTATGTCTGAATTAGACCAAACAATAGAGGAACTTGAAGCGGAGGTATTAGCGGAACTTGAAGAAGCTAGTGAAGCCGACGCTCCGAAAAAAGGTTCTGTCCCTGCCGAGGGGAAGAAGAAACTGAAAACAGTAGGTAATGCTGAAATTCAAGATGGCGGTAAAGCGGTTGTTGAACCCGATGCAGCCAGTTCACCAACTGATGTTGCTGCTGATAAAGCATCAGAAGTTTCTGGTGATTCACAACAGAAAAGTGAAGGCAAGCCTGATCCCATGCAAAAGGTTAAAAAGGTCAGAGCCGAAGCTGCACACGAAGACGAAGATGAAGATGAAGATGAAGATGAAGACGATGAAGAAATGTCTAAAAAACAATTGATGGACGCCATGCATAAGAAGATGATGAGCATGAATAAAGAAGACCTTCATGCTGCTTATGGTTCTGTGATGAATGGTATGCATACCGAAGAAATTGATGAAGATGAAGTTTCTGAAGTTGTAGAGATGCATATTCAGAACATTGATATCACTTCTGACGTTGAAGCTTTGGTAGAAGGCGAAGACCTTTCCGAAGAATTTATGGAGAAAGCCGCAACAATCTTTGAGGCGGCTGTTAAATCAAAGACTCGTGAAGAAGTTACACGAATTGTAGAAGAACAACAAATTGCAATTGCTGAAGAAGTTCACGATTATAAAGAAGCACTTGCAGAAAAAGTAGATCAATACCTCGATTATGTTGTAGAGGAATGGATGAAAGAAAATGAGTTAGCAATTGAGCGTGGACTCAAGGGTGAGATTGCTGAAGACTTTATTTCTGGTTTGAAACAGTTGTTTGAAGATCATTACATTGACGTTCCAGACGAAAAATATGACGTTCTGGAAGCACAATCTGACAAGATTGCTGAACTAGAAGAGCAGTTGAATTCAATTATGGAAGCTAATATTCAAATGAATTCAGTTAACTCCGAATTAGTTCGGGAACAGGTCATTCTAGAAGTTGCTTCTGATTTGACCGATACAGAGATTGAGAAGTTTGCCTCTCTAGTGGAAGATGTTGACTTTGGGGATGAAGATGGTTTCCGTGCCAAACTCGACACCCTAAAAGAAAGCTATTTTCCAAAAAGTGAATATCTAGAAGAGACTTTTATTCATGATGAAGATGATTACGGAAGCGCCGCACAGGACATTGATACGAGTGATACAATGCAAAAATATATGTCTGCTATTGGTCGTGTCGAGACTCGTATTAACGGGCGCTAAGTTTAATATTATATAAATAGATGTAATAAAAATAAAAGGAGAAACAAATGTTTCAAGCAGAACATCTACAAGAAAAGTGGTCGCCAGTCCTAGAACATCCCGATCTTCCCCAGATTGAAGATGCCTATAAGCGGTCTGTTACCACTGTTATCCTCGAAAACCAAGAAGCTGCTCTAAGAGAAGATGCAGCATTCCTTTCGGAATCCGTTCCTACAGGTAATGTTTCCGGTGTATCAAACTGGGACCCAATTTTGATCTCACTAGTTCGCCGTGCAATGCCAAACCTCATTGCGTATGATGTTTGTGGTGTTCAGCCAATGACAGGTCCAACTGGACTTATCTTTGCAATGCGGGCCCGTCATGCTTCAATGGATGGTGAAGAAGCATTGGTCGATGAGACAACCGGCGCAGCTGCAAACGGATTCTCTGGTGACTTCTCGAACCAAAACGCTGCTGGTACAACTTCTGGACCAGGCGACATTGGTGCAAGTGAAAGCAACCCTGCTGCTCTTAATGACAGCCCTTCTGCTGGTACTTACACATTCGCAACTGGTATGACAACAGCACAATCTGAAGCATTGGGTGATAGCGGAACAAACGCTTTTGCCGAGATGTCATTCAGCATTGATAAGTCAACGGTCACAGCAGTTTCCCGTGCTTTGAAAGCAGAGTATTCAATGGAACTTGCTCAAGACCTCAAGGCAATCCACGGTTTGGATGCCGAAACAGAACTTGCAAACATTCTTTCAACAGAAATTCTTGCAGAAATCAACCGTGAGGTTGTTCGTTCTATCTATAACACTGCTGTTGCTGGCGCTCAAATCAACACAACAACTGCTGGTATCTTTGATCTTGACACCGACTCAAATGGTCGTTGGTCAGTTGAAAAGTTCAAGGGTTTGATGTTTGCTATCGAGCGTGATGCCAATGCAATTGGTCAACAGACTCGTCGTGGTAAAGGTAACATGATCATCTGTTCAGCTGATGTTGCTTCTGCACTTCAGATGGCTGGTGTTCTTGATTACACTCCTGCCCTCAACAACAACCTCAATGTTGATGACACATCCACCACATTTGCTGGTGTGATGAATGGTCGTTACAAGGTTTATGTTGACCCATATTCAGCTAATGTTGCTGCAAGTCAGTACTATGTTGTTGGATATAAAGGTACTTCACCTTACGATGCTGGTTTATTCTACTGCCCATATGTTCCATTACAAATGGTTCGTGCAGTTGGTGAAAACAGCTTCCAGCCCAAAATTGGTTTCAAGACTCGTTATGGTATGGCTGCTAACCCATTTGCCCGTGCTGGTGCAGAGGCCGCTAATACAGCTGCTACAATCTCACTTGCAGCAAATACAAATGCTTACTATCGTCGGGTTAAAGTTACAAACCTTATGTAAGATTGTTACAACAAGAAACTTAACTATAAACTTGGGAGAGCTTCGGCTCTCCCTTTTTTTTCTTTATAAATAAATGTATCATGTCGGAAATAAACAAAATCTTAAAAAATAAATTCGGTATTGATCGTGAATCAAAACCTGTAAAACAGGATAAGTGGTTGAAGTTCCAGCGGCCTATTGAAGAAGATTTACTTTTGCAGCAACAACTAATTGAGGCAAAACAGAAATCGATAGAAGAGGAAGAGCTTCAAGACATAGAAGAACAACCCAAACCTGTTGAAAAAAAATCCTTATCAGAAGGTGACGCAAAAAAGATAGCTGCGTTCTCTGAACTTATCAAGTCTTTTGGTGCAGAAATCGAACCAGAGATTATAGAAGAGGATTTACAATTACAAGTTGAAGATATCACACCTGTTCCTGTTGTCGTTTCACAGACACCAGTTGATATAAGAGAGGCAGTAAAACTTGTTAAGGATAGAACTTTACCCACAAAACAAGAAACAATAGAATCAACACAGAAACTTATTACTGATGTTGTAAACAACCTTGAGGACATGAAAGGTAAGACAGAGGTCAAAGAACAAGTAGATGAGATAGATGCATTAAGAGGAGAGTTTAACACACTACAAAAACAAGTAAGACAATCACAAATTACAATTGGTGGATTATCTGGAAGTGGTGGTGGACTTGATCCAAATAAAATTGCACACAGTTTGTTGCCAGCTGCTGATGATACTTTTGATTTAGGTTCTGCATCAAAGCAATGGAGAAACTTATATCTTGGTGGCAGTACATTAATTGTTGATGGTGCTTCTCTTGCTGCTGATGAGTTATCTGCATTAGATAATATAACTGCTGGTACGGTGGCTGCAAGTAAAGCAGTGATTGTAGACAGTAACAAAGATATCTCTGGTTTTAGAAATGTTACTCTAACAGGTGATCTGACTGTATCTGGTGATGATATCACAATGGGCACAAACACCGCAGGCCACATTATGGTCGCAGATGGCACCAACTTTAATCCTGTCGCAGTGTCTGGTGATGTGACGTTGGCATCTAACGGTGCAGTAACAATTGCAAATACTTCTGTTACAAATGCGATGTTAGCAGGTTCTATTGCTAATGCTAAACTTTCAAATAGTTCAATCACAGTTGCAGATGGTTCAAGCACAACTGCTATTTCTTTGGGTGGAACAATTACATTTTCTGGCACATCAAATGAAGTTACAGTTGGAGAAAGCTCTGGAACAATAACTGTTGGTTTACCAGATGATGTTACCATTGCTGGTGACTTGACTGTTAACGGTGACACAACAACGGTAAATACAGCTACTCTTTCAGTAGAAGACCCACTTATTAAACTTGCAAATGGTAACAATTCATCAGATTCACTTGATGTAGGATTTTATGGCCTTTATGATACCTCTGGTTCTCAAGACTTATTTGCTGGTTTGTTTAGAGATGCAAATGATAGTGGTAAGTTTAAATTATTCAAAGACCTTCAAGCAGAGCCAACCACAACTGTTAACACAAGTGGAACAGGATATGCAGTTGCAACTTTAGTTGCAAATCTTGAGGGAACCATACAAACAGCGGCACAAACAAATATTACTTCACTTGGCACATTAACCACCCTTACTGTAGATAGTATTATTATAAATGGGACAAATATTGGTCATACAAGCGATACAGATGCTATCGCAATTGCTTCTGATGGTGTGGTTACATTTAGTCAAGTTCCAGTGCTTCCTGCTGATACGATTGAGACAGCTGATATCCAAGATAATGCTGTAACTCCTGCTAAGATAGCTGGTGCAGTAAATGCTCAAACTGGAACGGCTTACACATCTGTAATTGGTGACGCATTCAAGACAGTTACGATGAGTAATGGGTCTGCTAACAAACTTACAATTCCACCTAACAGTAGTGTTGCATATGCCATTGGAGATCGTATCGATGTTGTAATGTTGGGTAGCGGCACAACATCTATTCAAGGCGGTTCCGGCGTTACAGTTAACGGAGTATCAACTGGCACCGTAGCTATAGCTGCACAATTTGCTGCGGTATCTTGTCTTAAAATAGCAACTGATACTTGGGTGGCAATGGGTAATCACGGTGGGGTGAGTTAAGATGCTTCATAGTGTTCCAGCGGGAGTTGTTTCTGCTGCATATTCGTCTTCTTCGCCTACTATCGAAACGATACGTGCATCCACAGTGTATACATGGAATTCTACTATTTCAACTACATCTCAAACAATTGCTAACCAAGAATCATCACCAGCAGATGGTTCATCACAAACAGACTATGATATAATGAATGGTTCCTCAACAGGTTCAGATGCTCGTGATGTTACCTATGTTAGTTCAAGTGGGGGGGAATATTACAAGCCTGCTAGTAACACAGCCCTCGACTTCTTAACTATGCATACATTTAAAAGCTTAACGGCTTTTACTAATTCACTGCATAAGGAAGATGCAGCATTCACTATTGAAATGGGATTTGGAGCGCCTAACCCGCCGCCGACATCGAATATTGGTTACTTTGCATCCACTGCCGAAGATACGGGTGATGTTGGTATACAGGTAAAGTATGATAATAATAATAAAATAGTGTTTGCTGTTTCTAATGGTAGTGGGTCAAGTTTGGCGTTCTCTCAAACAAGCACAGATGCTGCCGCTAGTGGATTTAATCATGTGGTAATATCAATTGATGAGGGTGTAACGAATGGTAGTATCATTTATTTGAATGATTCTACCAGTGACACTTTTAGTGCTAATTACAGTTCTCCATCAACTTCAGCAGCAACTTATAATTGGCATTTCTTAACCTCTTTACAATCACCGCCCGGTGATTTGAGTACACCTCGATTTGCAGTAGGCACGAATTCTGGTATAGGTTACTTTGCAGTATATAATAAAGCAGTCAGCGCAGAAGAGGCAGGACTACTTTATGATAACGCACCATCTAGATTTAAGATATGATAGCTTGCAAGGTTACTAATAATAAGAGAGGTGCTTTTACCTCCCTTTTTTTTCTTTATAAATAAATGTATCATGTCAGAAGGACCACTCTCAAGACAACCAGATAAGTTGGATTATTTAAGTCCGACACAATTTCGTTTTGGCATTAACCAATTACCAAAGGTTGAGTTTTTCACCACTGCTGCAAACATTCCCGGCATCAACATGGGTGAAGCAATGTTTGACACTCCATTCAAAAATTTTGGTGTTATGGGTGACAAACTGACATATGAAAACTTGGAAATAACTTTTATTGTTGATGAGTTTTTAGAAAACTATAGGTCATTACATGAGTGGATGACTGCTATAGGATTTCCAAAAGACAGAAAACAGTTCAGAGATTTTAGGTCTAATACATCAAATACACCTAGTGCATCTATAAATACTCCCTCAACAGAAAGAGTTGGAGCAACCACTTCAGCAAATGCTTTATTCTCTGACGCTAACTTAATAGTATTGTCCAATAAAAATAATCCAGTTCTTCAAGTTGATTATCAGAACATATATCCAGTTGCTCTTAGTGGAATACAATTTAGTCAAGACGGTTCAGACGTTCAATATATAACATCAAGTGCAACATTCTCATATCAGATATATGAATTTACCACATTATAAAGGAAATAGATGGATAAGTTAAGTGAATTACAGGCTGAAGCCAAAGAAGACCTTATTATAATAGATGATGAAGACCTACACCAACAATCCTATAAAAATCAAATCATCAAACCAAAATGGTTGGATTATAAATCCAAGTATAAACTTATGATGTTTCAGTGTAAATCTGAACATAAGAGGTTATATCGGGAGAAATGGGAATATTATGGCGGCAAGTCAGACGCAAAAGTTTATGCTGCGAAACCTTTTGACCTCAAGGTTTTGAAGACTGACCTCGGCGTTTATATAAATTCTGATGAAGAGATTATGGATATTGAGAAAAAAATTGTATACTATGAAACAGTAATAGAGTTTATAGATGGTGTGATAAAGTCTATAGATAGTAGAGGATGGGACATTCGTAACGCCCAAGATTGGAAGAAGTTTATTGCCGGAGGTTTTTGATGAGAAAGTGGATTGGTTATTATGAAAATGTTATTTCTGGTGAAGCTATAAAAGAAATTTTTAATTATCCTTGGCACTGGAGTCCGTCAACATATTCAAGCCACAAAGGTCAAAGCCATAATAGTGAAGAACGAGTTAGAATGGATGAGGTTTGGGTCAGAGAAGAAAATAGGCCATATCCAAATTTAAGAGAAGCTGTCTTGAAATCTATGAGATTTTATGGAGAGGAGCATGAAAACTTTTCTTGCATTCACCACACTGATTTTCGTATTAACAGGTATGGCATCGATGGTTTTATGTCCTCACATATTGACAACATACACCATTCTCATGGTCAACAGTATGGATACCCCCAAGTCTCGGTTCTCTTGTTTTTAAATGATGATTATGAAGGAGGAGAAATTATTGTTGCCGATAATGAATACAACCCTACAGCTGGTTCAGCATTAATCTTTCCTTCAAACTTCATGTTTCCCCATGAAGTTAAATCAGTAACAAAGGGTGAAAGGTGGAGTGTAGTGGCATGGTTAATGTAAATAAGCATGAAATATTTCCAACGATGGTATATCAATTCAATTGTGGTTTTGATGACCTCAAAGCAATTGATATAACACAAATGAATACATATATTTTAGCAAATGAAAGGGAGGATATTGTAAATCAATCTAAGGATGGTTTGCAAACTTTATCTACATTTAGAAATTTGACAGATATTGTATATGACCAAAATAAAAAATATCTCACTGACTTACAATATGAGTTTGATGAGATAGAGATTACAAGCATGTGGTCCAATCATCTAAAGCCTGGACAATCACATCCACCTCACACACATTCTAATAATTTGCTTTCTGGAGTGTTCTATCTTAACTCAGAATTTCCGGCAACACCAATTCAATTCTTTGATCCCAGACCCCAAGCAAACATTCTGTCTCCAAGAAATGAACCAAACAAATATAATGCAAGCATGATACAGTTCAATTGTTTGCCATGCACAGGATATATTTTTCCTGCTTGGTTACAACACTGGGTTCCTCCCACTCCCGTTGATAGAGTAAGCATATCTTGGAATATTTTAGTTAGAGGTCAGTACGGGGAAACTGAAACTTTCCAAAATGCTAATATCTAAAAAGAACGAAGTCTATCTAAGGTTGATTGATGTTGAGCCATCCATTGCTGCTGAACTCAATGATTTCTTTACCTTTGAGGTTCCCGGCTTTAAATACATGCCTGCATATAGAAGTAAAATGTGGGATGGAAAAATTAGGTTGTACAATATTGTCACAGGTGAGATTTATGTGGGACTTCTCCCCTATATAGAAGAATATCTTAATAATAATGGTGAAGGTTATGAATTCGCAGACGGGATCACAAGTAAAAGAGATGTTGCCAGAAGTGTGGTGCAAGGGTTTGTGCGAGGGCTTAGACCCACCCTTAATGGAAAAAGAATTGAAGTACGAGATTATCAACTTGATGCCATTGCCCACGCTATCGCCACAAATCGTTCTTTGCTTATTTCTCCTACTGCTTCCGGTAAGTCATTAATAATATATTGTCTTGTTCGTTACTACCAAATGATGGAACTAAAGAC